GATGCCCCCCAGCTCGACGGCATTCGGTATTCATCCGCTCCCGCACTCGGGATCGATGGCAAATACAACGGCTATGCGGTGCTGCCGCCGTCTATTCACCCGAACGGTGGGCGCTACGCCTGGTCCGACAACATTCTGCCGTCTCAGGAACGCGCCACGGCGATCCCCCAGTGGCTGATTAACGTTCGGGCCGAACGCCCTGCACCTTCGGCCGATTACGCCGGCAAACTCGACGACGTTCAACTGATCCAACAGGCACTGGCGGGCCGTGACCCAGGTTGCTCATATATCGACTGGGTTCAGACGATGGCGTCCCTCAAGCACTGGGAGGACCATACCGAAGGCGCTGAGGGCGTCGGCTATGAGCTGTGCCGTGAGTGGTCCACCGGTGACCCGCGCCACGACGACGGTGAATTCGACGACCACTGGTTTACGTGGGATTCGTTCAAACCGGGCGCCCGCACCCTGGGGTCGCTGCTGCATGAGGCTGGCATGACCGCGGCCCAACGTACGCCGATCGATGCTGCGGCGATATTCAACTCGTTCCCGCCGGTCGTGGCTAACCCGCCTCGGGCTATCGAGTGGACGACAACCGGCGTTGAACATTTCAAGGGCTCTGATGACCCTGCCGAACTCCTCGCCGAACTGATGAACAGCGACACCCGCGAATTCTGCACCCGATGGGATGCGGGCGACGTCGGTTCGCTGATGGACGATATCTGCTGGAAAGCCGGCGGCAACTGTGAGGCGGCATTGCTCACCCTGCTCCAGCACCCTGCTATCGACGATTCGCCCGAGCTCCGTGCATGGGTGAGCCACAACTGCGCAACCCGCACGACCTGGGCGACTGTGGGCACCCTCACCGCCGAACAGGTCGCTGCAGGCTGTCAACGTGTTGAGGTGGACGACGGCAAGCTGGTAACCGCCGAGCGTGCAATCGTCAAGGCGCTACCGGCGTTCCCCCGCCTGTTTCAACGTAACAGCCGCCTAGTGACCGTGCTCGATGACGGGCGCATTCTGCCGCACACCCTGAACACCCTGTGCAGCGAAATCGAGGAGCGCATGCGGGTAGAGAAGGGTGGCAAGGGCGCACCGGCTAAAATGCCCCAGGACCTGGCCCGACGTATTGTCGAGCGTGAGTGGTTCCCGGGCGTCGGTGAGGTCAAGGCTGCCGTTCCTATGCCTGTCGTTCGGGCGGATGGCACGGTGGCATCGGCACAGGGCCTTGATACAAAAACTGGGCTGTATGTGATTACCGGCGCTCGTCGTGCACCGCGCACTCTCACCACTGCTGAAATGGCCGAGGCCCTGAAACGGGTATGGGCGCCGTTCGCTGAATTCCCGTTCGCTGACCAATCGGCCAAGTCGGTCTGCCTGTCGGCCATGTTCACCGCGGTCTGTCGGCCATCGTTGCCTACAGCCCCGGCTTTCATCGTTAATGCTCAAACGTACGGCACCGGCAAAACGTTGTTGAGCAATTCAATCCTCACCTTGACCGGCGGCGACGTCAGTGTGTCGGCGATCAGCAGTGATGGGCAGGAGCAGGCCAAGCAATTGACTGCGATCCTGGATGAGGGCCCCCTCGCCGTTATGTTCGACAACGTGAAGGGTTACCTCAAGGACTCGAGTGACTTCTGCATGGCGCTGACCTCGCCTGTCTATAAAGGCCGGCTGCTGGGCCAGTCAAAAATGCTCAAACTGCCGAACCGTGCGCTATGGGTGCTCAACGGTAACAACGTCGGGGTTTCAGGTGACGCTGTCCGCCGAATCCTGCCTATCAACCTTCGAAGCGATGAAAACCCGGAACTGGCAGTGCACGCCTTTGACCCGGTAGCCGTCATTACTGAGAACCTGGCCGCCCTACGCGCTGACCTGATCGATTTGCTCGTAACCTATGCAGCGTTCGGCATGGCAGACACCCGCAGCAAGCTGGGCGGCTATGCGTCGTTTGAGGGCTGGAACACCCTGGTTCGGGGCGCAGTGGTCTGGTATGGCTGGGGGGATCCTATCGCCGAAATGCAACTGCAGCAGGACGCTGACCCTGAGGTCGAAAGACTAGGCCTGATGCTCGAGGCATGGGAGCAGCGATTCGGTAATGAGTGCGTGACACTCCACACTGTACTAACGACCAACTACGACCCAGTTGCACACGATATGTGGGCCGAGGCGATGGATGCCATCTGTATGGACAAAGGCGGCAGGATCAACCACAACCTACTCGGGTATTTCCTGCGTCGGATGAGGGGCCGAAAATTACAAGGCAAGGAGTTTATAGGCCGCAAGGATCGTAAAAACAGAATGGAGTGGGGAGTGCAGTAAAATTACATAATTAAGGGCCTCACTCCGGTGGGGCTTTTTATTGCGCTAAATTATGTAATCTTTGTAATTTGTGAAATCTTTAATCAACACCTACAGGCTGATAGACGCTCGCTATAAAACGCCGAGGATGCATAGGATGGCGCATAGGATAACGGCGAGCCATCCTATGCGGCTGAAAGCCTGATAGCGTAAGGGCTGTAGCCTTAGTGCATAGGATGCATAGGATAACTCTTAAGGTAATAGTATTTATATTATATAGGGTATAGGGGGCATGGTGACGCGCCGGGGCCCCGGGAGCTGTGAACCGGTGGGCGGAGAGCCGGAAGTATCCTATGCTATGCTCGGCATCCTATGCAGCGGCCGTAAGTGGCTGAATTCATTGGGTTTTAAGGCGTTAGGATGGCCGCATAGCATGCTATTCAGGCGCATAGGATACTTTTTCGGTCTCAGCACCTCTCAGAACGGGTATATTGGCGCTAATTACAGACAATAGGAGGTCGCCCCGTGGCTGACCGATTCGACGAACTGAACGCCCGAGAGCAGGAACTAATCATCCGCTATGAGGCAACCCTCGACCCGTACAACTCCGCCCTGGGCGCCGGCTATGCCCGCTCGGTCGCGAGGACGATCGCCTATAGCTGGTTCCGCAACCCGCTGTTAAAACCGGCGCTGTATGAGACGGCAATGGCCCGAAAGGAAAAGCGCCTCGCCGCTCACCACGTCACTGCTGAGGAGTTGAAGCACCGGACATGGCTGATTGCCACGGCGGACCCTAACGAGCTGGTACGCATCGAGGCGCGCTGCTGTCGGCATTGCCACGGTGAGGGGTTCGGCTATCAGTGGGCTGAACACGAATTCGAGAAGGCGCTCGCGGACGCCGATCGCGTGGAGGTCAACGACAAGGGGCGGCGTATCGAGAAACAGGTGCCAGATTGGGCTGGCGGGATGGGTTTTAATTCGACGCTCGATCCTCACCCGGATTGCCCACACTGTTTCGGCGAAGGGCACAAACAAACGATCGTCACTGACACCAGGGACCTGTCGGAGCACGGCCGAGCGCTGTACAAGGGCTGCAAGGTCGACCGGAACGGTAATATCGAGGTGCTGATGCACGACCAGGAGGCTGCCAAGCGCTTTTATGCCGAACTGTGCGGCTACAAGATCGACCGCAAAGAGCTGACCGGCAAGAACGGCACGCCGCTAGGCGAAATGCCGACAACCATCATGCTTGTAGCCCAACTGGAGGCCGTAACCGATGACGATGGCAGCAGTACGCCTACCGCCTAAGCTGTTGCCGGTCTTTGCACCGGCCAGGGGCTCGCTGACCTACCGCGGGGCTCACGGCGGCCGGGGCTCAGGTAAATCGATGAACTTTGCCAAGATGGCCGCCATATGGGGGGTCATCGAACCTCTGCGGATCCTGTGCGTTCGTGAAATTCAGTCGTCTATCAAGGATTCGTTTCACGCCGAGCTAAAAGCGGCGATTGCCTCTGAGGAGTGGCTGACGAAAGCCTACGACGTGGGGGTCGATTACCTGCGCAGCAACATCAACGAGACGACATTCCTGTTTAAGGGCCTGTTCACCAACCTGACGGGCGTTAAATCCACGGCGAATATCGACCTGACAATCGTTGAGGAGGCCGAAGACGTCAGCGAGGAGGCATGGGTGGCGCTCGAGGCCACGGTGCTGCGTAAACGCCGGTCAGAGCTGTGGGTTATCTGGAACCCCAAGGACGAGGGCTCGCCTACAGATAAGCGGTTCCGCACCGTTGAGGCTGCAAATGACCCGGATTACAAGATTGTCGAGCTAAACGCCGACGACAACCCCTGGTTCCCGCCAGGCCTGCGTAAATTGCGTGAGAAGCAGCGCCGAGACTTCGACCCAGCCAAATTCGCCTGGATATGGGAAGGCGCTTACCTCAAGAACGACGAATCCAAGATTTTCGCCAACCGGTGGAAAGTCGGCCTACGCACGGTTACAGCCGATTGGCACGGGCCCTACCATGGTCTCGACTTCGGGTTCTCGATGGACCCCACCGCGGCTGTGCGCTGCTGGGTATCGCCGGACGAAACAGAGCTGTACATCGATCGGGAGGCAGGCAAGATCGGGTTAGAATTGGACGACACAGCAAAGTACCTGATCGAACGTATCGAAGGGATGGACAAGCATGAGGTTATCGCCGATAGCGCGCGGCCTGAGTCGATTAGCCACCTGAGCAAAACCAAATCACCGACTGGGCTGGCCAAGCCGCACAGCCTGCCGCGTATCGAGGGGGCCACTAAAGGGCCGGGCAGCGTAGAGGACGGCATCGAGCACTTGAAGACCTACCAGATTATCGTCCATCCGGCGTGTGTCGAAATGCAGAACGAATTCAAGCGCTACAGCTTCAAGGTGGACCGCCTCACAGGCGCGGTGCTCACGACGATCGTTGATAAATACAACCACTACATCGATGCGCTGCGGTACGCGGTCGAGAAGGTTATGAAGGCGAAAGGGAACCAGGTCGGTATGTTGTTCCGGAAAAGAACCGGTTAGCGCTTGACACGCCCGTCAAGCCGGAATAGCTTACAGGCTCTAACGAACCAGGAGTGTTACAACGTGAAGACAAAAACCGTAGAGAAAGTCACCCTGACCACGGGTGACGAGGCTATCAGCCAGTTGCTGTACCAGGCTTTCAGCAATGACGGCTCTGTGAAGGTCGGCGACAAAGTTTACAAGGTCCAATCAATCGGCAGCGCGCTAGCTGCAGGCCTCGGTAGCCGCCGAGTAGTTGACGCAGTGCTGGCGCCGTACGCGACTGAGCCTGAGCCAACAGGCCCAACGATTGCCGATCTGATCTGGCAGGGCGACCTGATGAACTACAACTGGCCCCGTTCGTTCTACCCGGGCCGCGGCTTGAACTTCCCCTGCACACGCGTACCCGTCGAGCCCGCTCAGTGGGACGGCGAGGGCCTGCCGCCGGTAGGGGTTGATTTCGAGGTGTTGTGGTCTAGCACCTGCAAAACCTATGTAACCGCAAAGGCCGTCGGCCATGAGGAGGACGGGCGAGTGGTTTACCGGATCACGTCAGGCGAACGGGCGGGCGAGTACCAGGCCGAGCGCCAACACACCTACGAAAGTGACACGTTGCCAAATTTCCGCCCAATCAAAACGGTTGAACAGCTTGCAGCCGAGCAGCGAGAGGCCGAGGTGCAACGGGCGGGGCGGGTTATCGCAGACAAGCTCAGGATTTCGGGCGACACCGTTCAGCGCATGGCCGAAGCGCTTTACGATGCAGGTATGCGCTTCCCGGAGGAGAAATGAACGTCATAAAATCCGATATTCTGCCGCCGAACACGATCATCGTCAGCGAGGATATTTATCAGGCGCTCACCGAAACACCGACTGAGACAGCAGGGCGTGTAACTGCACAGGCTCTCGAGCTACAGCGCGTATGGGAAGCCCTCAAGTTTGCACTCGCGGGCGCTAACCCTAAGCGGGCGCAATTGCCTAAACCTGTCGAGCCCGCTCAGTGGGACGGCGTGCGCTTCCCGGAGGAGAAATGACCGAATTAGCAACCTACGCCCTGATAATCCTGTTCAGCTACGGCACCGGCTCATCCATGACCACAACGCCGATGGCTACGCAGCAATTGTGCTTCGAGGCTGCCGCTGAGGCGAAGAAGCTCGGGGGCTACGCTACGCTCAAGGCTATCTGCGTGAGGACGTCCTAAATGCCCCTGTACCTGGTCGAAACACGCGATGGCAAGATCCGCCAGGTCCTACGCGCTATGTGCCCGGCTTGCGCCCGGCGCGTAGCCGTTGAGGCTGCTCGCGAGGAGGGCACCCTCGTTTGGCGTGACCCTGAACAATCAACTGTTAAACAGATTGAGCCGGACAAGGGCGTTAGCGGCGTCGTGTTGCGGCTCGACACGTCCGACAAACCAGAATAGCCTACGGGCTTACCTACAGCGTAATTGGAGCAAAAAGTTATGACCTGCGATTGCTACGGCGAAGTAAAGAAAAAGCTCGTAACCCATTTCACTGAGAAGGCGCCTGCGGGCTCAACGCCGGTCGAGGTCACAGTCGAGGGCTACCTGTTCGGTCTCACAGATTCGGGTGTTTCTCACGCATCGTCGAACACGGTAAAGGTGGCATACCAGGCGCCCAAGAAGGCCGGGGGCATGAAAAACGTAAAGATCAGCACCTTTGTCCGGGCGACCTTTTGCCCGTTCTGCGGCGTTCGCTATCAGCCGCTCGAGCCGGAGGCCTTAGAGCCTGGCGAGGCGGCAGCAAATGGCTAAGCTCAGCGCCATTACTGCCAACGTACGGTTCCGCTGGTGGGTTCGCCCATACTTCGCCTGCTTGGTGTTCGCCGCTACGCTGACCGGCCGGGAGCCGTGCCCCGAGAAGGTTCTGCGGGTGCTGCGCCGCGGCGTGACAATTACAATCGTTCCGACTGAGGTTAAAACCGATGGCCTGTAAACCTGAAACCGAAGCCCAGCGCCTGGAGCGCATCGCTACTCAGTTGCTCGCTGGGCTGATTGCAAACCCAACGGGTACGTGGCACCGCGCACACAGCAAAATCAACGCAGAAACTGCAATCTTTCATGCAAAAGAATTGATAAAACAGCTTGACGCGCTAGCGATAGCCGAATAACCTTCACGCCATGCCCAGCCATCACCGAGCCGGTTAGGCCCCTCCCTTACGCAAGGGACAAGGCTCGGAATGGGCTAGCTGATTGCCATTCGGGCAGTGCTTGCAGCGCCGGTTCCTCGTTACGGCGGCGATTAACGAGGATGTTTCTGTAACCGCCCCGACTCAGGAGCACCATTGGCAGGTGTGAGGGTAAAGCCTCGAACGGGCGGTTACAGAAACAGGTGAATGCGTAGGCTGATGCGCTGAAACGGATGCGGCTGAGAGAGTGAGCACAAACAGTTAGGACGCCAAAGCAGGCGAACCGCACGACATGAAGCCGGAGACCAGCACCGGCCATCTGTTTCAGACGTAGGCGTTTGTAGCTCAGTCAGGTAGAGCACGCAGGCTTAAGTGAAGGCGGGGTCGTCGGTTCAAATCCCTCTAAGCGCCTACATCGAAACATGATTTAAAGACTTACTCCGTCACGCTCGGTCCGCCGAGGCAGGGGTTCCAGGGTGAAAGTGATAATTAACCCGGCTGTCTTAGGCACGTAGCAGCGCCGTTATCGTCTGGCGCGGTAGGCCCCTAAGAGGTAAACGATACGAGAAGAAGTGAAAGCAGGGGCACTCGTTAAAAAGCACCCTATAAAGTTTTGAGGGCGTGGGCCGGTAGGATCGGCACCTATGACGAACAGTTGGCCTCGACGGAGTAATTACCCTGAGGGTCATCAACTAGCGTAGGTGTAAGAGAGTTCGATACTCTCCACACTCAGCACCGGAGAAGGCCGCAAGGCAGAACTAAAACGAGGCGACTGAGCGCGCCTACCTTGAGTACGACCGACCTGACGCGCAGGGTAATCAGGCTCAAGGGGACTCCGGTGGCACAGTTTTAATTGCGGGTTAGCTCAACGGTAGAGCATCGGCCTTTGACGCCGAGGACGTAGGTTCGACACCTGCACCCGCTGCCAATTTCACGCTGCACTAGCCCGCTCGGTTGCTCCGCCGAAGCGGGCTTTTTATTGCCCGCTCGGGGTGACAGTCCTCTAGGTTTTCAGCGTTAAAATGTGACGGTCACACAGCCGCTTGGCGCTCAAGGTAGCGGGCTTTAGCCGCTTTGGTGCGCTCGATAGCCTTCTCGGAGAAAGGCTTACCCTCATCGTTTAGCAGGACCTCTGTTGCGGAGCATTTGCAGTTAATCGAATTGGAGCCAGACGCTTGCCAGTCACGCTCCTCCTCAACCGTGTACAAAATACCGTGGCGTTCGGCGTGCGAAAGCCGAGTGGTCGGGCTCAAGGCTGACAGGTGCATTACTTTCAGCTTTAGGCCGAGGCGCACAGACGCGTCGGTCGCCTCGTCCAGTCGAGCAGTACGCAAGGCCTGGCCGACCTCGGTTCGGGCGATACGCTCGGCGCGCCGGTACTCGACACCTGTTTGAGCTGAAATATTCTTGGCGATTTCGCGCGGGCCAATCCCTTGCGCCAGTCCGGCGGTCAGGGTTTCGCTGAGCTGCTGTTTAACCGTGCCGCTCAAGCCCTTCATAAGCTCAAACTCACGCGCCTTCAGCAGCCCCAAACGTTTTTGATAGGCGTCACTGGTGATAAGGGCGAGGAGGGTAGGCTTATCGGCGAGGTACTGCGTTGCCTGAGCCCCAAGGTTGCGCCATGCCTGCGCGGCGCCTTTCTCAGCGGCCGGCAGGACATAGTTCAGGGTAAACCAGTTCGTTGCCGCGTCAGTGCCGGCCAGGATCCGGTCAACGATACGCCCGGCGTCCTCAAGAAATTGGCCGATCGTTTGCGGCAAGGTGCGGAACGAATAGCGCTTGGCGTTGCGGGTGGGCACTCGGGTAAATTGTGGGGGGCTGTCCGGGGCGGGGATGGCGTCCTCGTTAACGATCAGCTCATAGGTGTAGCACTGTCGGTTCGTCTCGAACGACTCGAAATCGATCTGCGAGAGAACATCGAGGTAGGCCTGTTCCGCGATTCGAATGCGGCGCTTGAAGTCCGCGATAGCCCGGCGCTCAAGCGGATCAATGCCGCCCGGGTCGGCCAGGTTTGTGGGAACGATCGGCTGCCGGGCCATTAGGCGACAACCTTCGGCTCGACGTCAGGCAGCACAGGCAAAGGCGGCAGTCCGTCGTCAGGTTCGCCCTCGTAGCCTGCAGCCTCTCGGATTTCGGCAGACGTGAAAGGCACGCGGTCGCCAGCGCCTGCGGATTTCTGGTTGATCGAGGCCATCTGATCGGCAAAGCCAAGTTTCTCGCCGAGCGTTGATTCTGCCAAATCGTCCCACATAACTTCGTAATCTTGACCCGGGACCAGGCTAACCAATTTGATCGCCTGAACGTGGTCAACGATTACCCGAATATCGGTGGATAGGGTGCCCGTGCGCCGCCCCTGACCCAGCTTGTTAAAATCCTTGACGTCCTCAACGCTGGCCCGTTCACCTGTCTGCATACCGACGATAATTTTAGCGGGCTGGCCGGTACTGGCTGAAATCGTCTGCAGGCTGATGCCGTAGTGGCTGGTAGGGTCCGGCACTTGGCTAACCAGTTGCTGAACGTTGGCGCCTTGGGTAATCAACAGGCGGTCAATGCCGTTGTTCAGGTCAGCCGCGGCCTCGTTAAAGGCCGAGTGGAGGGAGGCAACATCCTTTAGGCCGTATTGACGGGCGATTTCCTGCAGGTTCGCAGCCGCGTCGAAATTCACGTTCATTCGGTTAGAGGCATTTTTCAGGAAGCCCTCACCGCTACCGCCTTCGATTTTCTCAAGGTTGACGAACGAGTTATAGGCTGCGCGCAAATAGCTTCGACCCGACCGCCAATCGCCAAGGAGGATAATGCGGCTCGGGTGGATCCTGAGGTTACGAGGTGAGAGAACTTCCGCATCCGCGACTTGCACGTCTCCTTCGCGGTATTGCCAGTATTGCGGCTCACCGTAATTTTCGCTGTTCTCGTCAGTAACCAGGTCAAGCGGCGTTAACTGGCCTTCCCAAGCCGGGATTATTTTCTTAATGACGCCTTTCGAAATTGACACGGGAGTGTCCCACGCACCGCCGTCCTTGATTTGCAAGATAAGGGCTGAATATCGGCCAACGAGGCGCATTTTATCGGCGTCGTGCAGGGCCTGCCAAAGCTGAGAGCGCTTGGCAAACGCCTTAAATTCTTTGTCCCACGGCGATTCCTTTTTCGACTCGTCGAACTCGTCACCCTGAATAACCCATGGGTTTGTCTCGAAACATTTATCCGACAGCCGATTGACCACGCCGTACGCCACGCCCTGACGGTCGTAAAGGTCGAAAAAGTCCCTGAATGATAGGCTCTCGGGCCAGCCGTACTCGCGCCATGCGCACGGGCGCTTAGTGTCGGAGCCAGGGTTGCTGAACGCCTGACGAAAGTTAGAGCTGTGCATCGCCATTTGATTTAGCGCGGCGTTAACGGCCAGTTTTTGGCGCGTGGGGTCATTTACGGGCTTAGCCATGAGTCGGTTATCCGGGTCAGTGGTATTGGGGCGTAGACTATCACGGCTTGACTGGGCGCCCATACCCGCCGCACCATAGCCCCCATCTATCAGAGGGCAATTCCCATGCTTAAATTCTTTCGCGCGTTCTTAAACTGGTGGAGCGCATCCGAACCTGCGCCCCAACGCACCTTAATGGTGAACGAGGCCGCACCCGGCGGCCGCACCCGGGTAAACGTCAGTGTCACAGTGAACGCCGCGGCCATCCGTATCGAGCTGCACAACAACCGGCGCCACCTGGTGCTGCCGAGCTATACGCTGCCCGATAACGTCATTATGAACAACGGCCTGTATCCGCATGACGAAATCGAAAAGGCCTACGCGACGTTAGAGGGCACCTTTGCGCCGCTGAGTCACCCAACCCTTGACGGTAAATTCATCCCGGCCGGAACGCCGGAGGCGATCAACGCCCACCACATCGGCGCCTTTAACCGCAACGTTGAGCGTCGCGGGGATCGGATTTATGTCGAAAAGTGGGTTGATATCGACTACGCGCTCAACACCGAGGGCGGCAAGGCGCTGCTTGACCGGGTGAACTACGACCCGAAAACCGAATCCCTGCTGGGCACTCCGGGCGCGGTGCATACCTCAACAGGGATTTTCCTTTTCCAAGACATGACGGCCAACGGTGCGGGCTACGGATGGACTGCGCGCAATATGGTCATGGACCACGACGCCATCCTGCTAAACGAACAGGGCGCTGCCACGCCAGAGCAGGGCGTAGGGCTGCTGGTGAACAGCCGGGTGGAAGACGCGGTGCCGCTACAGGCTAATGAGGTGCTGGCCGATCTGAGCTACGGCAACTTGAGCCGGTTGCTCGGCGAGGCGGCCACCAAGCGATGGGGCGGCGGGGACAAATGGGCATGGGTCGAAGACTTCGACGCTACCACGGCGGTCATCCGCACCGAGGCGGGGTCGGTGGCCGTCGCCTACTCGATTAAGAATGGGGCGGTTGAATGGGCGGCCAGCGAAGAACCGGTCGAACAAAAGACCGAATGGATTGATAAGAACCCGGTAGTCAATAGAATTTTGCAATTGGTAGGCCTTGGGGTAAACTCGGGGCCTAAACCTGTAAAACCACTC